GCTGGCGACAGTGGCACCGCGACCGCTGGCTACAGTGGCACCGCGACCGCTGGCGACTGGGGCACCGCGACCGCTGGCGACAGGGGCACCGCGACCGCTGGCGACAGGGGCACCGCGACCGCTGGCGACAGGGGCACCGTTCAAGTCAAGTGGTGGGATGGCGAGCGTTATCGCATCGCTACCGGCTATGTTGGTGAGGATGGGATCAAAGCCAACACGCCCTACTGCGTCCAAGATGGCAAACTGGTGGAGGCGGGTCGATGAACATGCTCGCCACCCTCCTAGCCGATCGCAGCGCCCTGCGTGACCTCATGGACCTGCCGCCGTTGCAGCGTGGTCCGGCAGCCTGCGAAATCCTTGATCGCTCCAAGGCTATCGTGAACCGCGTCCTGCCGCAACTTCCGGCCGCGCACGGCTTCTATGAACTGGATAGCTTCATTGCCGGTTCGCGGCGCGCTTCGGCACGCAACCAACTTAGCAAGGCAATCCGCTCTCGCATGACCGACAAGGTGGTGCGGGCTTACCAGAGGCAGGCAGCCTTCGATGCGGAGTGCGCGGCCTTCGATGGCAAAAGCGAAACCACATGGGAGATCGCTAGCCCCGAACTTCGCGCTCGTGCCGTCAACTACATGCCGGGGGCCTCGCAATGAACGCCCCCACCGCAATCCGTATGCCCGCCGCCCATGCCGTTCGCGCACTGCCGCCGATCGGTCCAACGCTTGGCGACTTGCTCGACTATCACCAGCGCCTTTCCAGCGAATGGTCCGCCGCGAACGATGGACTGACCTTCGACATAGCGGATCAGATCAAGGACCGGCTCAAAGCGGGCGGGAATGGGCCTCTGACCGAGGCGCAGGCGGACTATCTGACGGGGACGATCCTATGAGCCGGGCCGAAGAACTGATTGCGCTGGCGGAGCGGGTCGAGGCGCTGGATGGGCCGGATCGGGATGCCGATCTTGCCGTTGCGCAGGCTATTTACAGCAAAGAAGAAGCGGCGGCGCTTGGGTGGGCTCACTTCCTGCATCCAATGCGGAATGGTCTGGGCCAAGTCCTAGAATTCACCGCCTCAATGGATGCCGCATTCCTGCTGATGCCGAAGGGGCACTGGTGGGCAATGGGCCGCGAAGAAAAACGCCCATGGGCGCGCTGCTTTGACGTCGGGCAAATGCTCGATCAACCCGAAGAATATGGACGGGCCATCGACGCCACCACCCCCGCGCTCGCTTTAACCGCCGCCGCTTTGCGCGCCCGCGCTGCGATGGAGGCCGCCGATGTCTGACATCGCCCACCGCCTCCGCGTGGCCGCATTCGGCCTCGCCTTCGCCGCAGTCCTGTTCATCGCTGATCGCATGATGGCGGGCGCGGCTGCCTGCTGGACCGGGGAGATATGCTGATGACCCTTTTCGAAACACTGACCGAGGAACCCGACATGGCGACTGCCGCTGCAATCGAAGCCCCCTCAACGCGTTCGACGGACATTGCGCTGGCCGTGGCCGATAATCCGGCCTTGGTGCTGGCCGATCCGGTCAAACGCGACGATCTACTGTCGCACATCAAGAGCGAGATCGCAGCTTTCGAGCCTGACCTTTCGACAGTGAAGGGCCGCGATGCGATCAAATCGTTCGCCTACAAGATTACGCGCACCAAGACCGCGATCGACGATGCCGGCAAGAAGCTGAATGAAGAAGCCAGGGCGCGTATCAATGCTGTCGACGCTGCCCGGCGCGAGGTTCGCGAGGAGCTGGTCGCACTGGCTGAGTCTGTCCGGCGCCCGCTGACCGAATGGGAGCAGGCCGAGAAGGACCGGATCGAAACCTGTCGCGGCGTGATCGAAGCGCTCAAGCGCGATGCAGTCGTCACGCTGGACGACACGGCAGAGACCGTTCGTAAGCGGGGTGCCGCCGTCTGGAACACGCCGATCGATGCGGATCAGTTTCAGGACATGGCGGAAGAGGCGGAGGCCGCCAAGGCCGCGACCATCGACACTCTGAAGGTCGCGCTGGCACGGCTCGAGCGCGAAGAGGCCGAGCGTGCCGAACTCGAAAAGCTGCGCGCGGAAGCTGCTGAGCGGGAGCGGGCTGAAGCGGAGAAGCGCCAAGCCGAGGAGATCGAGCGCAAGCGTGTCCAGGCGGAGCAGGCCGAAAAGGAACGCCGTGAAGCCGCTGAGCGCGCAGAGCGCGAGCGTATCGCGACCGCCGAACGTGCCGCCGCCGAAAAGGCAGCCCGCGATGCACGGGAGCAGGCCGAGCGCGAGAAGCAAGCTGAGATCGACGCTGCCAATCGCCGTGCCGAGGAAGCCGAGCGTGCGGCCCAGGCCGAGCGTGATCGGATCGCAGCCGAAGAAGCGCAGCGGGAGCAGGCCGAGCGGGTCGCTGCCGCAGAGAAAGCGAGGCGCGAAGCCGACCAAGAGCATCGTCGCGCCATCAAGACCGCCGCCAAGGAAGCCATGATCGAATGCGGCGTGATCGAAGAGGCCGCGATCAAACTCGTTCAGGCGATCGTCGCGGGCGATATTCCTTCTGTTCGGATGGAGTTCTGACCATGACGGACAATCCATTCGAACTCGGTTACGTCGAGCCGCTGGTTGTCGAAGAGGAATGCTTTGATGATCTCCCACAGGATCGCCCCGCTGGTAAGGGCATCACCTATCACAACGACCTGATCCAAGGTTCGGACGAGTGGCACCAGGTCCGCTGCGGCCTGCTGACCGCCTCCGAGATCAAGCACATCCTGACCCCGACGTTGAAGGTCGCGAACAACGACAAGACGCGCTCGCATGTCTGGGAACTCGCAGCCCAGCGCATCAGCGAATACGTCGAGCCCAGCTATATCGGAGACGACATGCTCCGGGGCTGGGAGGACGAGATTACCGCGCGCGATCTCTACTCGAAGAATTTCGAGCCGGTCACGGAATGCGGCTTCGTTACGAATGACGAATGGGGCTTCACGCTCGGCTACTCGCCTGACGGACTGGTCGGCGCGGATGGGCTGATCGAGTGCAAATCCCGGCGTCAGAAATTTCAGATTCAGACTATCGTCGAAAACTATCGCGACGGGTCGATGCCGGACGACTTCAAGCTTCAGGTGCAGACCGGGCTACTCGTCACGGGCCGCAAGTGGATCGACCTGGTGAGCTTTTCAGGCGGCCTGCCGATGATTCCGATCCGCGTCGAAGCGGATGCGGAAATGCAGGAGGCGATCATCGCCGCCGCGACTGACTTCGAAGCCAAGGTGAGCGCCGCGATCGCTGACTATCACGCCGCGCAGGCGGCAGGTTTGCGCCTGATCCCGACCGAGCGGCGGGTCGAAACCGAGATGTATATTGGAGAAGCCGCATGACGGTCATCCGGGTCATCGACTTCGAAACCAACGGCACTGAACCACCCGCGCAGGTTTGCGAGGTTGGCTATTGCGACCTCGCGCTGATCGGTGACAAATGGGTTGTCGAAGCGCCGAGATCTTGGCTGTGCATGGTGGATGCAATGCCGCCTGAGGTCCGCGCTGTTCATCACATATCACTTGCGGACTTGGCTGGATGCGCACCCTTCAACGCTGGCGATATGCTGGCATCCGGCACCAGTTATGTGTCGGCCTACGCCGCTCACAATGCCGATTTCGAAGCAAAATTCCTGCCGTTCGATGCGCCGGTGATCTGCACGTACAAAGCAGCGCTGCGAGCATGGCCCGAGGCACCGAGCCACAGCAACGGGGCCCTGCGCTATTGGCTGGAGGATCAAGGCAAGATCGCGCCTGATCACTCCCTGACCCAGCCTGCCCATCGCGCCGGGCCCGACGCCTACGTCACCGCCCACATCCTGAAAGCGCTCTTCGATACCGCGCTGACCGGCAAGGAAATGGTCGCCTGGACGAAAGAGCCGCGCCTCCTTCCCCGCTGCCCGATCGGCAAGTTTCGCCACAAGCCGTGGAGCGAGGTCGAAGCCGGGTTCCTTGGCTGGATGCTGCGGCAAGAGGGAATGGAAGAGGATCTGAAATGGAACGCGCGTCGAGAGATTGATCGCCGTGCAGAAGGAGTGAAGTCATGAACGATATGAGCAGCGTGATCGTCCCTAAGTCGGACCAGATCAACGCGGACGACCTGATTGCCGGACCTATGACGATCACGATCCGCGATGTTCGGATTAGTGGGGGGCAGGAGCAGCCGGTCAGCATCTATTTCGAAGGCAGCGACAAGGCGTTCCGGCCCTGCAAGTCCATGAGCCGTGTGCTCGTTCAGGGCTGGGGTGCTGATGCCGGGAAATACATCGGCCGCAGCCTGACGCTCTATCGTGATCCGACGGTGAAGTGGGCCGGGATGGAAGTCGGCGGCATTCGCATCAGCCACATGAGCCACATCGAAGCGGAAAAGCTGATGATGCTGACCGCGACGAAGGGCAGCCGCAAGCCGCACAAGGTGAAGCCTTTGGTGGTCGAACAGGCTGGCGATCCGGCGAAGGATGCAGCGGCAAAGATCATCGCGAACATCGGACGCGCGCCGGACCTTGAAAAGCTGAACGGCTACATTGGCGGCAAGCCGTCGCAGATTATCGAAGGATGGGACGATGAACGGCCCGACCTCGCGCAAGCGGTTCGTGAAGCTTTGGAGGCGCGTCGGAACGAGCTGGGCGGGACGGGTGAGGATGATCCGTTCGCCGAAGCGCCCGAGCGCAACGACCGCCTGGACACGTTCACTGCCGAACTGACGAGCGCCACCACGCCCGAGGCTTTGAAAGCCGTCGAGGAACGCTGGTACGCTGAGCGCGGGTCGATCGTGGATGCCGACGGCAAAGCCGCCTTCGAAGACAAGCTCATGGCCCGCAAGCGGTCCTTCACGAAGGGCGGTGACGCATGAGCCGGTTCGATCGCACCGCGCCGCGCGAGCGTTTCAGCGGCGGCTACCTCGGCCACGGCAGGATCGAGCCGATGGAAGGGGCGCGCGCACGGCGGTCGGTTGGCAAGATGCTCGCCGCGTGCCTGGTGTTCGTCGCGCTCTATGCCGCCTTCGCTTCGTACCTGCCCGCTGGCTGGTGAAGAACAAGAGCTCACCCGGCAGCCGGTCGGGCGAGCGGCGGGGGCGGTTTGCCTCCTTGACCGACCCCCGCTGATTTGAGGAACTTTGTTATGACCAACCTTACAAACGATGTGCCGGTGACGGAGCGAGAGTATCGAAAGACCGCTACGATCCGCGCTACGCAATGGCACAAGATGGGCGATCACCCCGCTGTCGTTCCGCATCAGCTTGATGAAGGCGGGAGCAATGGTCTGGGCTGGATCAACACACTCGAAGGCGGACATATCGTTACCCCCGGCGATTGGATTGCGACTGGCGTTAAGGGCGAACACTGGCCGATCAAGCCTGACATTTTCGCGGCCTCTTACGAACCGGCTGCCCGCCTCACCAGCCAACCCGCACAGAGCGATCCCGTCGCTATCGTTGCTGGCAAGCGGCTGACCATCAAACCCGGCGCGCCTGAAATTGCCCTGCTATGCCGAGCGATCTTCCGCAGCACCTTTGCGGACGACGAGGAAGAGGCTGTCGTCAACGCCAAGTATGGCGAATGGCCGGAAGATCAGGCGAAGGCCATCAGAGCGGCGAAGTTTGTCCTGCGGGCACTTGGCGGCAATGGTGCTGTCGTTCGCGCCCTATCCACCTCCACCGCTCCCCAGCCCGACCGAGAGAGTGTGCGGCAGGAAGTAATCAACACACCGGAAACCGCCGACTTTATGGCAGGCGTTCCGATAGAAGCGGCACATCAACGACAGCGATGGCCTTCCGATCACGATGCAGGGAAAACAGCGTTCGATTGGTTTTGGCTGGTAGGTTATCTCGCGCAAAAGGCTGCATCCGCGCAAGTCGCTGGGGATACGGAAAAGGCTCTGCACCACACGATAAGCACCGCCGCTGCACTTGCAAACTGGCACGCTCATATCAGCGGCGCGGACACATCCATGCGGCCCGGAATTGAACCGCCCCTATCCCACCCCACCACCGATACGCAGAGCGATGCGGTGCCTGACGATGTTCGCAAACTTGTGATCGCCGCCCGCAATCTGGCTTTTTCCGATCATCGCCCAGCAGGTGCACCCGAAACACAAGCCGAGGTCGAATTGATCGAACTATTCGCCGAATTGGACCGCGCAAGTGAGGCCTTTGCTGATCGCATCGAATGGTACGAAGCGGCAGACACAGGAAGAGAGGCGTGAGCGACTGCCAGCATTGTCGAAATGGCTACTTTCCTGAGCATCGCTTCGGAATGAATGTCGAGTGCGTCAACGGCGTCCTGATCGACATTGACGAGGCGCATGAAGGTCAGAGCGATGTCATCCATCCAGTGGCTCCGTGCCATCCCATGTGGGAGGCGCAATCCCGCGATTCCGATGGAGAGACTTGGCACAACGATAGCATTGAGCGGCTGTTGAATTGGAGAGGATCATGACCACCACCCCCAACCAGACCACCCGTGAAGAGATAAGCGGGGAGATGCGCGAGAAAGCGGATCAAGTCGCAGCGGCGCTACGCAACCTTCATGGCTTGCCGGTTATCGCAACAGAAAGCGACACGCAGCCGGGCCGCAGCGCTCTATGGATGGACAATGGCATGGCTGGCGCAGGTCAGGTCGCTATTTCGACTGGAGAATTCCCCTGCGCGCAGACGACTGCCTTGGCAACGCTTGTCAATGTCGCCGCATCGTTTGATTTTGATGCGCTAATCGCCGCCCTGCAATCCCCTACCGATAGAGAGGGGGATAGGCGGGAATGGCGACCAATCGAAAGCGCGCCGAAGGATGGAACGCCGATCTTAGCTTTTGGCCCTTTGCCGGGGTGCAATGCTGACGATCATGGTTGGCATGGCGTCCGCGAGACGAAGTGGAAGTGCTATCCCAAGGGCTCGCCGGGGTACGCAGCTTATGAGCGCGGAGAAGGTCCGCTCGGCATAGGCTGGGATTGGTACGAGAGCGTCCACAACTGGTCGCATAGTTGGAAGCCTACCCACTGGATGCCTCTACCCGAAGCACCCGCCCACCTATCCCGGTCTATCGTGGGAGAGGGGGAGTGACGGCGCACACCACCATCACGCCGCCTGACCTGGACCGCCCCGCGCCCCTTTCAGTCCCGCAGCTCGCGGCACGCTGGGGCTGTAGCGACGGCCTGATCTACAAGCTGATCCGCAGCGGCGACTTGCATTGCTTCCGGCCAGGTGCGCTTATTCGCATCCCGGTGGCGGAAGTGGAGAGATACGAATGTCTGGCGAGCAACGAGAATACACCGTCCAGCGACTCCGGGGAGGGTTCGCCCTTGTCTGGCGAGAGCGAGACGACACAGGGCGGGTCGTCCGGCGCCGTCGCCAGCTCGCCTCGCAGGATCGGCAGAGCGCCGAGGCGGAAGCCCGCAAGCTCTGGGAAGTCGGCGACGACGGTTCGCCGTGGACCGTGGAAAGGATCATGAGTGGCTATATAGCCTCAATCGCAGACAAACCCTCGCACCGGCGTCGAAAGGACGCCTGGAAGGCAATGTCGCCATTCTGGGCGCAGGTGGATCCCGCGCTGATCGATCGCACCATGTGCCAGACCTATCGGAGCACGCGCCACGTTGCCGATTCGACAGCGCGCTATGAGCTTCTCCAGCTCTCGACCGCGCTTAAGTGGGCCCGCAGTGAACGTCATATCACGGTCGCGCCGGTTGTCTGGCTGCCACCGGTGCCTGAGCGCGAGACGCGACACCTGACCCGCGCCGAGTTTCGTCGGTTCTTCGCGGCGGTTCGAGCCGATCACGCGAAGGTCTATGTCATGCTCGGGCTGCATACCGTGGCGCGTCCATCAGCGATTCTTGACCTCACATGGGACCGCGTGGATTTCATGCGCCGGCAGATCGACTTTCGTCCGCCTGGCAGGGCTCAGACCGCGAAGCGGCGCACGGTGGTTCCGATCGGGGATGAACTTCTCGCGGCGTTGCAGACAGCATTCGAAGCGCGCACCTCGATCTATGTCGTGGAGCGCGGCGGGCAGAAGGTCGGCAACGTGAAGAAGGCGTTTCAAGCGGCGTCCGAAAGGAGCGGTGTCCGCGCAACGCCCTACACCTTGCGGCACACCGGCGCAGTCTGGGCTGCGGAGGCCGGGATCAGCATGGCCGAACTGGCGCAGTTCATGGGGCACGACGACGATCGAACCACGCAAAAGCACTATGCGAGGTTCAGCCCGGACCACCTGCGGAGCGTCGCAAACGCGATTGGGAGAGTGGCATGAGGTTCAAAGTGGGGCGACGGCCCTTGTGCGATTTCGCGCTAAGTGGCGGAAATTATTGGTCGGGGAGAGAGGATTCGAACCTCCGGCCCCTGCCTCCCGAAGACAGTGCTCTACCAGGCTGAGCTACTCCCCGACCGGATCGGCCCCGCGGAAAAACAAGCCCCGCGGGTCGAGGCAAGGCGCGCCCTATAGGTGGGGATGGCGTGACGTGCAAGCGGGCAATTCGGGGAAACTTGCCCTATTGGGAAATTCCAACGGAGAGCCGCATCGTGACAGACCCCCACCGCGAACCATCCCACTACGAAACCGCCTATCTCGATCTCATGCGCCGCATCTGGGCGGAAGGGGACGAGCGTGTCGATCGCACCGGCATCGGCACGCGCTCCGTCTTCGGGGCGACCCTGCGATTCGATTTGTCAGATGGAGCGATGCCGCTGATCACTACCAAGCGCGTCTATTGGAAAACGGCGACGCGCGAATTGCTGTGGTTCCTGACCGGCGAAACCAATATCCGGCCGCTCGTGCTCCAGGGCGTGAAGATCTGGAACGAGTGGCCGCACGCCCGCTATGTCAGAGAGACCGGCGACGATCTGTCGCTGGACGCTTTCGTGCAGCGGATTGCCGAGGACGAGACGTTTGCGGAGAACTGGGGCGATCTCGGCCCGGTCTATGGCAAGCAATGGGTCGACTGGCCGACCTATCGCTATCGCAAGGACGGGACTTACGAAAAGGGGCCGGGCAT